TAGTTTGGTACGGGTCATCTTCTTGCCCTCTGTGATGGGCTGAATAGTCATGTGCTTAGGCTTAATCTCAATCAACATAGCCTCCTCTAGCCCTTGGGAGTTCTTGACCCTAATCCAAAAGTCAACGAAGTAGCGGTGAACCTTCCCGTCCACGGGCGAGCGGTAGGGAACAATTACTTCCTCCGAGGACCACTTGAGGACAGATTCGGTCAGGTCGCAGTACTGCATAAAACGACGCTCCCACAAAGAGCGATAGACACATTTAGTAGGGTCACCCTTGTACTTTTGGGGGTTCTGTGGGCGGTAGAACCCTTTGTATGTTTTGAAGGTTCCGATGACCAAATCTCCTATCCTCTATTTATAAAAGAACTACTAAATACCCATAAGGAGAAAGAAGTGCCAAACAATCAAGAACGAATACCAAGTTCGGGTCAGCAGCCAAGCACATCATTACAACCCAAAGCAGCAAGAGAGTCACAGGGTTCTAACCAAGTGTTTCGTTATCCTTATACTCTAGGCAGTAGCCCCGAGTACCAAAACTTCATGACCTTTGAGATGTTTGAAACGGGCGGTCAGGGTCTAAACTCACAAAAAGACTCCTATAGCGACAATCCATTTAGCGGTGCAGGGATTCAGTTCCCGACAGCAGTTTTGGGTGGTATAGCAGGCGAGCAACTATTAAGTAGATTCGGTGGTTCTGTAGGACAATCCATTCTAGGAAAAATTGGTGGAGCATTTGGCGGATTCGCAGCAGTATCTCTGATTACAAGCGGAGTTGGTGCTGATGTATTCAAACAACTCAAAGACAACTTTGGATACTACAAAGGAATGGGAACTGGAGAGTTTGGATTCAACCAAGAGACCACGGGATTCAATACGGCAAACAAGAGGGTAGACAAAACCATTTGCTTGTACTTACCATCAAACATCAAAACTTCCTACGGTGCGGAATATACGGAGGAAGACTTGACCGCAACAGCACAAGCAGCATCAACACTAAAACTAACAGCACAGACACTATCTAATATGACTAAAAGTGGTGCGGAAGACTTCAAGGGGTCTTTGAGTGAAGGAACCGGTAATCTAATGGGAAGACAGGCACTAAAGGCAGCATCCGAAACACTATCTATAGTTGCTAGCCCCATATTTGGTGGAGACTTAAAACTAGACAAGTTGTACGAAGGTATCACCCGTTCCGTTGCAAACCCGATGGTTATGAACATGTTCAAGAGTGTTAAGCGTAGGTCATTTACCTTCTCTTACAAGTTCGTTCCAATATCCAAAGAAGAACTCTTCAATGTCTACAACATCATGACCCTGTTCAAGAAATACTCTATGCCCAAGAGAGCCGACGATACATCGGGTGGTCGTTTGCTAGAATACCCCGCAGAGTGGCGTATTCGTTTTTGGCACGGAGCACAAGAGAACTTGTTCCTACCGAAGATAACCCGATGTTGTTTGAAAGACATCAACATAACCTACGGTGACACCCCGTTCACCACATTCGCTCCCGAAGCAGGATTTGGTGCTGCTCCAACCAAGTATGAACTAGAGTTGACTTTTGAAGAGTTGGAAATCCTCGTTCAGCAGAGAATCGACCAAGGATACTAATCATGAGTTATTTCTCCTACTTTCCACTAACATCCTATGTGTTGAATGCAGATACCGTAGACATACGGCAGGCAAGAAACATTCTCGTAAGAGCCAAGTTCTCTGAATACCTGAAGACTAGAGAGGGTCTGTACGAGAAATACCAAATTAAAGACGGCGAAAGACCAGACACTTTAGCAAACAAGTTGTATGAAAGGTCTGACCTACATTGGATTATACTTCTATTCAATGAAATACTAGACCCCTATTACCAATGGCCTATGAGTACGGATGAATTGAACCGTTTCATAGCCTACAAATATCCGGGCAAGGCAGTATATGTTGATGACACTTTCTTCTACGACAGCGGCATAAAAAGAAACCAAAGACTAGACCCAACAGAACCCATCTTAAATAGTGAGGCTGTGGTTTCTATAACTCAAGGCATAGAAACAAAAGAACTAAAGGTAATCTCTTATGACCCTTTGTTGATGAAGATGGTGGTGATTGATGATGGTTGGCTGAATACGGGTGTACCTACTAACAGAAAAATTAGTTTGGTAAACAGCAAAGGTAACCGAATCTTCAGTTCAATACGATACATCGAAAACAACGATACAGCACTACACCATTTCGTAGATGGGAGTGGTGAAATAGTAAATCCAAGAGGCAGAATAGATGAAGAGACCGATTTCTTGGGAGTAACTGTCAGAATACTTTTGTACAGCAATCCCAACGATGAAATCCGAAGACCCTCGTTAGGAGTCTTGCCTTATGTAAACAACTATGATTACGAGTATGCTCTAAACGAGGAGAAGCGAAGCATAAACATCCTGAAGCCGTATTTCATAAACGAGGCACTAAAGCAGTTCTCTGCTCTATTCAGCAAAACCAAAGTAAGCGGAGTGTGATGTGGGTAGAGTATCCAATGCAAAACTAGCCGCACCCGGCGACTTGATTATTGAGGATGTTACACTAACATCCGCAAGCGGGTTTTCGTTGAGCATATGGAACCTCATCTATTCTGTTGAGTTGTATGAAGACATCTATTCCAACTCATTATCGGGAACGATTCTGTTTGGGGATTCTCTTGCCTTGTCAAGACACTTACCGTTGGTGGGTGAGGAAAAAGTAAAGATAGTCTTCTATACGCCGGGTCAAGAAGACCAACCACAGAAAAAGATTGAGTTGAACATGCGAGCCTACAAGATATCCCAAAGAGTAGAGTTGGGTTCTGACAAGGCAGTAATGATTGGTCTTGAAATCGTTTCCGAGGAGTTCTTTCAAAATACCACAATCAAGTTCAGCAAATCGTTTTCTAGTTTGACTTATGGGGACATGGTTCAGAACATCTTTGACGAATACATCAATCCCGCAGTTCAAGAGGCGGGTGTAGAAATAAGAACAGACTCGGAAAGAGTTCACATATTTCCAACTGATGGGGCTAGGAATGCAGTAATACCATATTGGTCTCCATTCTATACCATAAACTGGATAGCAAATAAATGCTGTGCAGCAACCAATCAATCTATGGCAGATTACATGTTCTTCCAGTCATTGGATGGTTCCTACCAGTTCATGCCCCTTTCTTATTTCAAAGGAATGCCCGTTACTGCCTCATACACATTTACCCCGCCCGACAAAACTAAAGACCTGTTGGCATTTTCAAACCTAAAGAGTTTTTCAATACTGAATGTTGGAAACCGAATGCAAGACATAGGTACTGGTGTGTTTTCATCTCTCTTGACTACCTTTGACATGAACACAAAGAAGATTGAATCGAACATCTATCGCTACTCCTCAAATTACACGGATGTTGACCACATTGACAAGTATCCAATAGTTCCCTCCACTCTAGATAAGTACAGCGATAAGTTGATGAGTTATCGCAAAGTTTTGGCGAAGAATAGTTATCGCTACGACAACTTGGAGGATAATGAAACTCACGATTTGTACTCCTTGAATAGGCAAAGTCTGCTCAATCAGTTGAACACGATTGTTGTTCAGGCAACCGCGAGTGGCGATTCAAGAAGAAGAGTTGGAGACATTGTTGAGTTGAAGTTGGTGTCTCAAGAAGATACAGCAAAAAAGTCAGACCCATATGACCCCTATATGAGTGGCAACTACATGATTACAAAAATCAACCACTCGTTTACTCACGATGACTATGACATCATCATGACACTAGCCAAGGACTCATACGCATCTCCTCTACCCGATAAGAAGGAAAGCCAGTTGAAGGTGACATAATGGATGCGTCTATCATACACGACCAAATAGGCAAGAACGGCTTCGTATGGTTTCACGGAGTTGTTGAAGATGTAAATGACCCGATGATGATGGGTCGTGTAAGGGTTCGCTGCTTTGGATTTCACACAGGCGATAAGATTCTTCTTCCAACAGAAGACCTGCCTTGGGCAACACCACTACAACCAATCACAAGTGCAGCAGTAAGCGGTAAGGGTCGCTCACCCACAGGCGTTCTCACGGGTGCTTGGGTAGTTGGTTTTTTCCGCGACGGTATCAACTGTCAAGACCCAATCATCTTGGGAACCTTTGCTGCTTTCCCGCAGCCAGATGATATCACAGGCAAGATGTCAAATCCCGAGGATGGGTTTAATGACCCTGACGGCAAGTACCCAAGCGAAGATTACGCAGGCGAACCCGATACAAACAGACTAGTCCGTAACGAGACAATAGACAATACAATTGTCAAGACCAAGAGGGACAGCGTAGAGCGGGGGGTCAATACTGCTTTGGCAGGCAGTTGGAATGAACCACAAACCCCATACGCAGCCAAGTATCCCAAGAACCATGTCATGGAGTCCGAGGCGGGACACATCATTGAGATTGATGATACCGAGGGAGCCGAGCGTATTTCCATCTATCACAAGGCAGGCACATGGTCAGAGATACACCCTGATGGCAAGAAGGTAGAGAAGGTAGAGTCCGATAACTACGAGATAGTTGCAAAGAACAACCACATTCTAATCAAAGGCAACTGTGACCTTAACATTGACGGAGCAAGCAAGCACAAGGTGGGCAAAGACCTATTGGTTGAAATAGCAGGCGATGCCAAGATTTTAGTCAACGGCAGTATCATCATGGAAACCAAGAAGGATTTCGTTCACAAGGTCGGTGGAACCTACACAGTCGCAAGCGGTGGCAACATGTTGTTTGTAGCCCCACGCATAGACTTCAATCCTGAAGGCGTTGCACCCGGCGCAATCATTACAGGTCTTATGTCTTCGGGCGCAGGCGCAGGTACGCAGGCGGGCACGGGTACGCTCGCGGGCGCGAGTACGCCCGCAGGCGTGGGTACAAGAGTATCTACAGTAAGTTCTGTAGCAAGTACATCCACCGTAACGACAGTAACAAATTCTGTAGCAGGTGGTGGTATAGCGGCATCTCAAGCAACACAACTTGATAGTGTTCAGGCAGCGGCACAACAAGCACAACAATCCGCCAACCCACTACAGTCAGCAGCAGGCGGTCTTGACACAGGACTAAACTCTATAGTGTCGGGGATAGGTTCGGTTATAGCACCATTACAATCTTCTGTCGGAGGACTTTTTGGGGGTGTTAGTGAGGTAGTTGGTGGTGCAATTGGTGGATTGGGAATTGATAACATAGGGGCAGGAGCAGGACCATTGAACATGGGAAGTTTGTTGGGGGTGGGTGGAGCAGTTCTTGGAGGAGCAGGAGCAGCCGCACCAATATCATCAGCGATTGGTGGTATCGGTGGAGGTGCAGGTGGATTGCAGGCAGGTGGTCTGTTAGGTGTAGCCAATCAAGGAACCGACTTGGGGGCAATGTTTGCAACCAACTCTGCCGCAGCAGGGGCACAAACCCAAATCGCACTACCTCCCGTGGCAGCAGGTCTTGCAGGGCAGAATCAGCCCGTCACAAATGTAAATCTAATGTCATCTGCCGCACCGGGATTACCCACACAGAGTCTATACGCGGTTCAGGGTGGTAAGGCTACGCTTATCACAGGCTTCCCCGGCAAGGCGGCTACTCAACTGAATGACCCTTCCATAGGCAACGCAACAGCCATTCCCGCCATACCAATAGTGGCTTATGAAACAAACTTCCCGTCAGACGCACCCGAACAAGTTGATGGTGGTGAGTTTATATGAGAAGAGCCGTATACGACCCATATAATAGATTTGCTTATGTGGTTGAAGCCCAATGCACAATAGGCGATGGTTCTGACAAGTATAGCAACACGGAACCTTTGGTTTGGGAGGGGTGGTTGGGCAAGTACAAACACAAAGGTATGCGTCCTCCGGAGTTTTACTATCCCGAAGGTCCATACAAAGTAAACGGTGTTGATATAGTGCCTAGTGATGGGTGTTACTCTATTGGGGTAACGGCAGCGTTTTACTATCAGAGCCAAGAGTCGGGTTCTCTTATTTCGGGAGCGACAGGCGGGAATCTGAACGGAGCCTGTTTGATTGAGTTTGGGGAATTGGGTAAATTGGGGACTAAAAGTAGAACCTTGGTGGGTCAGATATCAGCATACGAGTTGAAATACTACGACGAAAACACCAGCGAAATGTATTTCCCCGCCCACCCCGCACCCGGACCATATACAAACAGCCTTGCGGGGGTTTCTAATGCATACTCTCCATACGGTTACGGTGGTTCGGTTTACCGATACGATTGTAATGGGTGCTGTGACATCAAGTACATGGTAGTTGGCGGCGAGTTTCCTCCCGATATGGTATTGAATATGGATACGGGTAGAGCATACGGGTTCATATCTGAAATGGATTTGCCCGACAATCCGGGAGACCCCGCAGATAGGGACTATTTTCTGAACGCATTTCGTCTTCCTAAAGACTTTCAAATTAACGAGGAAAACTACGCAACAGTTGGTTCTGCCGCATCATTTTTCAACGGCAGGGGGGGTTATGCAAATGCAAATTTCACTATCAGGGCATTCAATGCCAAAGACCCTAGAGTATTCTCCGACAAGACCTTCACACTAAAAGTCAACAACAATTGGTCATCAGATAGAGATAGACTTGTCCTAAATATCAAGAATAGGTTCTACATTGACGGCAAACCCGCTACCAACAAAGAATACCTGTTGGAGATGAAAAAGAGAGGATACTTTCCATAATGGCAGGAGCAGCACGGTTCGGGGATATTTGTACAGGTCATTGGTGCTATCCTCCGCGTCAAAACATAGCGGGGTCATCTAATGTTTTCATAAACAGTCGCGGAGCACACAGGCAGTTTGACGGATGGGGACCACATTGCAACACATGTCATCACCCTTGGTATTGTGAATGCCATCTAGCCATATCTGTTAAGGGTTCTTCTATGGTTTATGTTAACAGCAGACAGTTGATGAGATTGGGTGACCCGATTAGTTGCGGTTCAGCGGTAGGTCATGGTAGCAAGAATGTTGGGTGTGGTGGCTAAGGAGTTCAGATGTTCAACACAACAAGCATAGAGTTTTGGTCAAATATGGGTATAGCGGTCGCAGGACTTTTGGGGGGCATCATGTTTTCCTTTACCTACCTTCGTCGCAGATATCAGGAAATGACTAAGAAGCAAGAAGAGAATCCCAAGGAACTTTGCATATCATCCCAACCAGACTCAAAACACAGCCACATACACGAAATGCTAACTTCGCTTCGTATCAACATGGAAGCAGACAGAGCACAGATTGCACAGTTCCACAACGGAGGCAGGTTCCTAGAAGGCTCCCCAATGAAGAGATTTAGTGTCTCTCATGAGTCTTGCAGACCCGGCGTGTCTATGGAATACCCCTACCTTCAGAATGTGCTGACCACCATCTTTTGGGACATGATTGCCTTCATTAAGGAGGACATGCCCGTGGTACGAATCACAAAGACACTACCCGAAGAGTCATCCTTACGGGTTTACAACGAGTCAAAGAATATTGAAGCCTTCTGCATACTTCCTCTGCGTAAGCAAGAACTCTATGTTGGCTTCGTGCGTGTGGAGTGGAACGACAAGACTTATGTTCCCGCTGATGCACAGGACTTTGCTAACTTGATGGAACGCTATCGCTCGTTCATAGAACTTGAAATCATAAGGCAGTACTAATGGCTAGCAAGAACTACTTCCGAGACCTAGACTTGAGTTTTCAGGCAAACCCTGTAACGAAGGATGTAGCCGCCAAGGAAGATTCGGAGGCAGTAAAGAGAGCAATACGCAATCTCATACTGCTCAAGCGTTACGAGAAGCCGTTCCATCCCGAGATTTCGTCGGGGGTTCAGGACTTGTTGTTTGAGAACTACAACCCCGTTACCTACGCGGTCATGCAGAGTCATATAACAGACATCATACGAAGGTACGAGCCTAGAGTGGAAAACCTAGAGATATCCTTCAATCCTAGCCCCGACCAAAACGCCATAACTATAAGCATACTGTTCACAATCATAAACAAGCAGCAGGTCTTTGAGACAAGCATCTTCTTGGAGAGAACCCGATGAGCACCAACAACGCAAATCTACGCATAGATGGTTTGGACTTTGATGCCATCAAGACAAACCTGAAGGACTTCTTGAGAACACAGGAGCAGTTCAAGGACTTTGATTTTGAAGGTGCGGGTATGAATGTTCTCTTGGATGTCCTAGCCTACAACACCCACTATCAGGCTTTCTATGCAAACATGGTAGCCAACGAAGCGTTCTTGGATTCTGCTGTTCTTCGTCAGAGTGCTGTGTCAATAGCAAAGCACCTTGGATACACCCCGAGGTCTGTAAAGTCATCCAAGGTTGAAGTTGATATTACATTCAGCGAATCACTTCTAGAACCTACCATACAGGGTGGTGCTTTCATAAACAGGGGTGATATCTTCCGAGGCAAGTTGGGCAACACGACTTACAACTTCATTCCTCTAGAGTCATACAAAATTCAGGTGGTAAACAATACTCCTGTGGTAAAGTCTGTAAAACTCTATGAAGGCACACTAAAGAACTACAACTTTGTAGTAAACAGTTTTGACCCAACACAAAAGTTTGTTCTTCCAAGCAATAAGATTGATGTAGACACCATAACAGTTAGAGTTCAAGAGTCAACAACAAATACATCAGGACTAACCAACCTGTGGTTTAAAGCCACAGACCTAAACGGACTAAATGGTGAATCTTTGGCGTACTTCCTACAAGAGAATGAAAACGGCAAGTTTGAAATTTACTTTGGTGATGGGATACTAGGCAAGAAATTGCGTAATGGAAATGTGATAGTGGTTGAATATGTTCAGACAAATGGAATAGAAGCAAACGGGTGCTCTTCGTTTACACTTGTAAATGCTAACAGACAAGTTATTGGTGCAGCACCGGCAATAACTACAGTCTTGAATGACTTCAACAAGAATGGTGTATCTTATGGTGGAACAGACCCCGAAAGTATTGAGTCAATCAAGTACTATGCTCCTCGTAACTATCAGGCACAGGAAAGAGCAGTTACCGAAGAGGACTACAAGACAATCTTGGTTAGAGAGTTTTCTGATGGAGTAGATTCATTCTTGGTTTGGGGTGGCGAACAAAATGACCCGCCTTCATATGGAAAAGTGTTCATCTCAATCAAACCCAAGAACGGTAAGCGTATAAGCACACTTGAAAAGTTGGCTCTTGAAAGGTCAGTATTGAGCAAGAAGAACCTTGTTGGCATCACTCCTGAAATAGTGGACCCCGACTTCTTGTTCTTGGAAGTAAGCACCGAGTCTTTCTACGATACATCAAAGACCAATCTCAGCCCCGATGGTCTGTCATCGTTAATATTGCAAACCATCAAATCGTTTGAGACCAACAACCTGTCCAAGTTCGGTAAGAACTTCAAGATGTCCAAGTTCCTCTATTCACTAGACAACACAAATCAATCCATCAGCGGTTCCAAGGTCGCACTACGCCTGAACAAGAAGATTGAGCCGCTGTTGTCTTACTCCGCTCCATACACAATCAGTTTTGACAACAAACTACTTCACCCCGTAGACGGCTATCAACCAATTTTGTCTTCATCTGCTTTTGGTATCAAAGACACCACAAGCACACTCGTTGTAAAGCCAACAGTAGACGCTTACTTGGACGATGATGGTAGAGGTAATGTTCGTGTATACAAAGTTGCGGGAACAGAAAAAGTATACATCAACAGCAAGCAAGGCAAAATAAATTACTCTACAGGAAAGGTTGTACTCAACAACTTCAAGGTGGAGTACATCAAGCCCGCAACCGATTCAGAGATAAAGATAACTGTAATACCCGAAACCCAAGACATAGAAGCAAGACGAAACCAAATCATCGTGATTGACTATGACAAGAGTAATGTTACCGTAACTCCCGAAACAACCTTTGGGCAAAACAGCAGAACCGCAACGCCATTCCCGTACTGATAAATGGAAAGCAAGAATCCAAATCCTATATCGCCGTTTGTAGCAGGGCAACTTCCAGAGTTTGTACGAGTTGACCATCCTACGATGGTTGCATTTTTGAATGCCTACTATGAATGGCTTGACGATGATAAGACTTACTAGAGGTCTCCAAAAAGGCTAAAAGAAGTGGTGGATATAGACCAAACGATGGAAGAGTTCTTGGAATACTTCAAGAAGGAGTTCCTGTTTGAGTTTCCTGAAACCTTGGCAATAACAGATGACAAGACTCTTGTTGACACGGTAAAACTAGCAAAGAACATCAAGAGTTTTTACTCTGCCAAGGGAACAGAGAAGACATACGACTTCCTTTTTAGAATTCTCTACGACACGGCTGTAGAGTTCTACTACCCGAAGAAAGACATCCTGAAACTATCTGATGGTAAGTGGATTCTGAAGAAGGCAGTCAAGTTGTCTAATGCCATAGGTAAACAGATATACGATTCCTTGGGTCAAACACTAATACAAAGGAATCAGTCGGGAGCCATAGTTGCTAGTGGTAGGGTTCTTGATGTTTCAACCTATCGCATAGGAATCTATGATGTAGCAGAACTATCCTTGGGCGGCATAAACGGAGAGTTCCAGTCAGGCTATTTGGGGGTAGAGTTTGCGGACAAAGATGGAAACCTACGCAAAGAAAACCGAGTGTTTTCCGTACTTGGTGAAATCACCATAACCAACGGTGGGTCAAACTACAGGGTTGGTGACGGAGTGGTGTTCACTCCTGCCGCAAATGATACGGGAGTCAAGGGGTCTGCTAGAGTTTCTGATGTAGATTCTACGGGTGCTATTCGCAAGATAGTCATAGACAATTTTGGAGTGAACTACAAAGCAGCACCAACCCTATCAATACAGTCTGAAATAGGTAGTGGGTTTGCAGGGACCATAACCGTAAAAGGTCAGGCAGAATATCCGGGCTACTACGCAAACAACGATGGTCGTTTGAGTAGCAACAAAGTGATGCAAGACAATCGTTACTATCAGGACTTCTCTTATGTGTTGCTAACTGAAATCACGGTTGACCGTTATAGAGATGTGGTTCGTCGCTTGTTGAACCCCGCAGGAATGGCTTTCTATGGGAAAGTCTTGCTCAAGAGATGTGCATACGCAGACCTGAATCAAACCACATCACTCATACAATACGATGTTCCAATCATCGGACACTATCTGCCATACACCTTCTTGACCTACGATGACTTGAGTAAGTGGTTTAGAACATACACCACCTCAAATGGACAAACAGTAGCGACTTTGAGTGGATATAACCGTGAACTTCATGACCCACTCATACAACAGGATTTCAGTTCTGAATCATTGGGCGTTTCGGATGGTAAGGTAGATGTTTGGGACTTCAATTGGTTCAAAGATTCAGCAGAAGACCGTGGTTTGCCCGAACCAACATTTAGTGACTTCCTAAAAGTTATAGGAAACCCCG